CTACAAAATTATCGTTATTGCTTTGAGTTATGGATGGCGACAGGACTTCCAAAGCAACATTGTTTCCACTATAGGAGACATCACCAGTATGATAATCAGGGACTAGAAAGATACTTCACTTATTATCCTCCAGAAATGTATCGGGGGGATGTTGAGAAAGATGAAACTTCTTATGCGAGAAATAATTTAGATATTCTAATGGAAGTTGGAAGTCAAAACAACTTCAACTGGAGAGACCATAGACAGTTTGCCGACTGGTTAGTTCGTAGGATTCAACCCGAAACGGTTGTTGATTTGGGTGTTGATTATGCCTATTCAACATTCTGTTTTGCGGTTCCACAAATCGGTCATATTTACGGTATTGATAGTTTTGAGGGAGATTCATTTGCTGGTATAAGAAATACTTATGATTATGTTCTTGAAAAACAAAAAGAACTAGAACTCAATAATATCACATTCATTAAAGGATACTTTGATGATGTAGTCAAAACCTGGAATAACCCAATTGATATTTTACATATTGATGGTCTTCATACCTATGAGGCAGTTAAGAATGACTTTGAGAAATGGTCTCCATTTGTAAAAGAAAATGGTATAATTCTATTTCACGATACGATGGTAGAGAACCCAGAGTTTGGAGTGAGTAGATTTTTTAACGAAATTAATCTACCAAAAACAAACTTTAAGCATTGTAATGGTCTAGGAGTTGTGTCCAAAGATATTCATATCATTAATGAAATTAATAAAAACTTTGAGGAGTATATCAAATGAAGTTTAATTTAGTAAGAATTGTTCCGGATAATGGATTTGATGTTCACGCACAAGTCTTTCACGAAATTGAGGCATCAGTATTCTTCTCACTTCAACGATTGGGGTATGATGTAACCAATAGTGTAAATGACTTTGTAAAAGACCGTAGAAATATCGTGTTTGGAATGCATCACTGTCCTGTGGATGTTGTAAGACACGATATTCCAAAAGACACCATCATTTATTCTCTGGAGCAGATGAAGGATCAACCAGAGTGTATGAGATGGTGTCGTAAGTATCGTGGTCTTGAAGTATGGGACTATTCAATGAGAAATATTGAAGTCCTACAAAAAGCAGGTGTAGAAAATATCAAACACTTTAAGATTGGTTATGTTCCAGAGATTTCATACTTTGAGAGAAATAAACCACAAGACCGAGATATTGATATTCTTGCTTATATGTCTCCTTCACCACGAAGAGAACATATTATGAAACAGTTTGTTGACAACAAAAAGATTAATTTTGTTGCGGTTCAATCAACTTATGGTGATGTGAGAGATGAACTAATTAAGAGAGCAAAGTTAGTCATTAACCTTCATAATCGTGATAATCAAATCTTTGAGATGGTTCGTGTAAGTCATCTTATCCAAAACAAAGTTCCTGTTCTTTCCGAAAGAAATCCAGATACTGATTTTCCAGATTATATGGAAGATACTGTATTCACTTCAACTTACAACCGTTTCGTAGATACTGCATATAAACTTCTCAAGAAACCAGAAGAACTTGATGTTCAGGCAGAAAAAGGTCTTGAAATCTTCAAGAAGTCACCGATGGAAAACTTCTTAAAAGAGGTTATTGAATGAAAGTCATAGATGCTTTTTCTTTTTTTAATGAGTTTGATATTCTTAAACTTCGTCTAGAATATCTTCGTGATGTTGTTGATTACTTTGTAATCAGTGAATGTAACTATACTCATTCCGGAAATCCAAAACCTTATTATCTTGATAATATTCTTGGTGAGTTTGATGATGATATAAAAAGTAAAATCCTATCAGTTCATTACGAACCAGATATAACCACTTATGATTTCTCAAACAAAACTGAATGTAATTTTGAGTCTGGATTCTGGAAATTAGAAAGAGGGCAAAGAAATCATACATTGACTGCTCTTTCTCAGTTTAATGAAAATGATTTGTTTATGGTGAGTGATGCTGATGAGATTCCAAGAGTAGAAGCAATTCAATATTTGAAGCAACAAAAACTTGAAAATGATTTCATCGCAACAGCAAAATGTGATTTGTTTTATTATAATTTTAAGACTTTTCACGATACTCTTTGGGGAGGAACTGTCTTCACTACAGTTTCAAATGTAATTGAAAAGGGTTGTGACTTCTTGAGATATAAGGCATATGAGTTTCCTTTAATTGATAATGGTGGGTGGCATTTTTCTTATATTGGTGATACTGAAAGAATAAGAATTAAATTGCAATCATTTGCTCACCAAGAATTTAATAAAGATGATATAATTAGTGATGAAAATATATTAAAATCAATTGAATCTAAAAAAGATTTATTTGGAAGAAACGAAAATTTTAAAAACTATAATTTTAATAATTTTCCAAAAAATTTAAGAGACATTATTACACAAATATTTCCAGAGGAGTTTTACACAATGTCAGTCAATGATGAAGTTAATATGAAACCAGAATATCTGCATAACAATATGCCTCCACTTCTTGAGGCATCATTGAATCCTGATGGTACTGGTGGTACGGAAATTATGGGTCGTGCTTGGCAAGATTTAGTTCTTCCTGCGGCACCAGACCTTGCTGACTGGCACTGGTGTGTAATTCCTGGCGATAACATCATTGCTCCAGATAATTCTAACATTGTTTGGTTGCATCCTCATCATATGGAAGAGGGTCTTGAGCAACTGATGGACAAACAATTCCAGAAACACTTTAAGGCATATGTCTTTGTTTCTGACTGGCAGTACGAAAGATTTATGGAAAGATTCCAACTTCCAATGGAAAAATGTTATGTTCTTAAAAATGCAACACAACCATTTGAAAAGCACGAAAAACCAAATGGCAAGTTGCAATTAATGTTTCATCCAAATCCAATTCGTGGATTGGATGTTCTTCTTGAAGCAATTAAACTCATTCCAGAAGAGGACTTTGACCTTCATATCTTCCACGAACTTGATCCCGATGAACGCAAAAAGCAACATCTTGAAGGTATTCAAACATACGAATACTCTCACGTTGGTCCACAAGAAGAAGCATTCCTTCGTTATTGTTTGAGACTTGCACAAGAAGATAAAAGAATCGTTCGTCATACTCGCACAAACAATTCTAAAGTTCGTGAGCAACTAATGAAGACTCATATTTTTGCCTATCCGGCATACTTTATGGAAACTTCGTGCATTTGTATGATTGAGGCACTTGCTGCTGGATGTTCTGTTCTTACCAGCAACCTTGCTGCTCTTCCCGAGACGGGTCTTGGTTTTGCACGGCAGTATGGTTTTATTCCTGACCGACAAAAGCATATTGAACGATTTGCAAGAGAACTAAAAAGAACGATTACTGAGTACCGTGAAGGTAAGTTTGATAATACTCAACAAGTTGAGGTGTGCAATAAATATTATAGTTGGGACACACGAGTTGAACAGTGGGTTCAATTTTCAAAAGAACTATGGAGAAAAAATTAAAAATGGAAACAAAAACTGAAACTTTAACATTACCAGTAATGCACTTATATCATTTAACTGCTGATCCAGCAAATGATACTGGATATACAATGGAACAAGTGACTCAAATGCTTGAAGAGCATGGTGCAGAGTATTTGGTAGAGGCAACAATCACACATCCTGTTCCACCTCCTTACAGTGTAGAGAATGATATTGCTGCTCATGAAGCAAGAATTACTAATAATCAAGAGACAATTGCTAATTTAACAACTCAACTTTTGGATCTTGAAGAAGGGACTGATGAATATTCTACGATTCAAGAGCAAATAGCATCTATTGAATCCGATATTACCTATTGTGAGGAGCACATTGCTAATCTACAGACATCTTGACTTTTATCAAAAAATACTCTATAATACTCTTGTCTTTCATTTCTTCGTATCTTTGAGAATGAAAGACTCTCTTCGGTGGTATAATAGAGAGGGTTTTATACCCTCTTTTTTTCTTATATAAATTAATATAAAATCTTATAAAAATATGAACTTTGCCGTATATTCTAAAGACGATTGCCCCTTTTGTTACAAGATTAAAACTGTTTTGGAGTTGACAGGAAATAACTTTGTGGTGTATAATCTTAACAAGGACTTCACAAAAGAAGAGTTCTATGCTGAGTTTGGTGAAGGTTCCACATTTCCACAGGTTATTTGTGACGACAAAAAATTGGGCGGTTGCACTGACACCGTTAAGTTTCTGAAGGAACAACAAATGGTATAATGTCAGACATAAATAATGATATAACACCGAATCGTGGTGTAGAACTTATACTTACTGGAGGAAAAAGAAAACAACCTAAACTTTTTCATCTTATATTCGAGAAGATGATTTCCTTTCTCAAACGAGAAATAACCATCTATTTTGAATTTTCGATAAAGTCAAGGAAAGTCGAGTAGTTTCCCAGGAGAAAAAAAATGTTGGCAACTAGTTTAGTTATAGGTTCATTCTTAACCGTACTATTTTTTATAATGGGTCTCTTGTTGGGTTGGGTCGGCAGAGAATATATGATGACTCATCAAGAGGGTCCAAAGCAAATCGCATATCATCCAGAGTTTTATGATAAGGACGGAGATCTTATTGATGAAGAAATCGTTTCTGTAAGATTTGAACCCGGATACTTTGATGATGACGATGATGACGATGATGAAGAAGAATAAACTCTAAATATCATTAAGATTATAATTACATATTAAACAATTATGACAGCGACAAAAGCAAAACCAAAAACAACTCCATCGGTAAGTATTGATTTACCAGCAAATCCTTTTACCTTTGAGGTTCTGAATCTTGTAGCAAAGCAAAGAACCAATATCAAAAAAGTTGAGGTTCTACAAAAATATAATGACCCATCACTGAGGGCAATTTTTATCTGGAACTTTGATGAAAGTATAACATCATCTCTTCCCGAAGGTATTGTTCCTTATTCGAGTGTTGGGGAGCAAGGTTCTTTCAGTGGAACTCTCAGTGAAAAGATTGATGATGCCGTGGGAAAAATGGGCGAGATTGGTTCCAATTCACTTGGTTCACAAGATCAAGGTTTTTCATCAATTCGTAAAGAATATTCAAAGTTTTATAACTTTATTAAAGGTGGTAATGATGGACTGAGTTCTCTTCGTAGAGAAACGATGTTCATTAATATTCTTCAGGGTCTTCATCCTCTAGAGGCAGAGATTCTATGTCTGGTCAAAGATAAGAAACTTGAAACGAAATATAAAATCACGAAGGAAATTGTTTCTCAGGCATACCCAGAAATCGTATGGGGAGGTCGTTCGTGAGTCGAGTTCGTGATATAAAAAGAAATACAATCGAGGATAATACTACAGTGGAATGGACTCCAGAAGAAAAAAAAGATATTCCTCCTCGCTATGGTTGTGAGATTCTGGTTGAGAACGGAACTCTTGCTCAGATTAAAGATACCTCTTTTCCCAATGATGCCTATGTTGTGTCTTATACACTAAGGGGAAATTCTTATATGGATTTGTGTCGTGGTACAAGAGTTAAAATCTTTGATATGTATTACGATAAGTTCGGTCCAGACGTAGTTACAAAAATTGATTGGGGATATGGAAGAGTATCTCCTAGGATTTGGGGATACAAAGCACCCGAAAAGAAAAAGAGAAAGTGATTTCTCATATCGGGCAAAAAAATTCCCCCAAAATTTTTGCCCCTTAAGGTTTTTTAAAAAGGTAGCAGCATGATACAGTTTTGGTATCAGTTGCTACTTTTTTGATTTTATGCTAATATATACAGTACGTTGATCGCACACGCGACGGAAGTACCATTTGGGAAGCAACGCACCAATACCTAAAAAGTAAAGGAGCAAACCTAATGTCCAAAGTCGTATATCGTGGTGTTGAATATGATACCCAAAAGCGTATTGAATACCAACAGCAAATGATGCAGCAACCCCAACAATACAACGAAACCTATCGTGGTATTAAGTATGTAAAGGAGGGGCACAAATGAACACTTATTTCGTTCGCTATCTCAAAACAAAAGCAAAGAAGGAAAAACTCCTTCAAGTAGCACAACTGAATATGGCAAAAAAACCACAAGTTGCCTGAAACTGGGAGGATTGACATCCTCCCTTTTTTTATGTAAAATAAGACGAGAGTATTGC